TCTCCGCGAGACGCAACGACCTCAGGATGGGCGCGTTGGGCTGGTTTTTCGTCTGCGCAATCGCCTCGGCGCCCGACAGGTCGATGCCACGCGACTTGGCGTTCTCGTACATAGCCTGAGAGGCGTCCCATTGCGCGTCCGTCGTCCCCAGCGTATTCCGGCGGGCTACAGCCTCCGGTGAACGCGCCGTGCGCAGCAGGCCCCCGCCGACCGCCGCAGCAAGCGCGGCGGGGAGTCCGCTCCCTTTCGGCCCGTATCTTTCCGCCGCCTCGTAAGCCCCCCACGGCACCACGCCATGCGTGAACATATCGCCGATATGGCTGATAATTTTCGGCAAGCCAGTCGCCACCTTCGTCGCTTCCGTCTCCAACGCCGCAGGACCGATCCACTGAGTGCCTTCGTGGCCGATCTTTGCAGGCAGGTACTGCGGCTGGGGTAGGTTCTCCTGGATCGCTGAGCGCACCGCGTCCTGCCCGCTGACCAGCGCCTCGCGCGCCGGCTTGGCGTATTCTTCGTAGCCGAGCAGCTGCGGCAGGGTCTGCCGATACCAGGGAAGGTCCTCGGGCGGCGATTCGATCGATCCCAGTCGACCAATCGAAACCGGCAGTCCCGCAGTTTCTGTCGCGAGTGTCGCAACCGCCGATGGCGTGCTTTTGTACATGTCCATGATGTAATCGGCGAGCGTCGGCTCCGGCGGCGGTGGCGGCGGTGGCGCAAGCTCCACCCGTGGTCCAGACCCAGGGTCCCCCACTGGAGCAGCACGCTCGACTTGTGGCCCAACCACGGGCGCAGCACGCTCGACCGTTGGCCCGCCTTTCTTGACGTAGCCTTCCGGCGGTGGAGGCGCTTTTTCCTTCAGCACGTAACCTTCAGGTGCGGAAGCCATCACTTCACCTCCACCCACTGACCGTTCACCAGTTTCAGATCAGGCGCGCCCGGTTTCGAAATGACGTCACCTTCCTGGTAGTCGCCCGCAGGCGCTGCCGCGGCTGCTGCAGGGGCAGCGGCCGGCGCCGCGGCTGGAGCCGCTGTAGCGCCTTCCTCTGCCGGCAGTGCGGGTCCCGCCGATCGATGGGTCGCCTTCATAAAGGTGAGCATGTGCTCCTTGCGCGCCTGTCGCATCGCAGGCGTGTCATTCGGCTGCGGCACGACGGCATAGAGCGAGCTCGCCCAATCCGTCTGGGTCGTCGCCAGGCCGGACTTCTGCATCAATTCGAGCGGCAACTCGGTCATCAGATCGAGGAAGAATTCCCTGCCGGAAGCGCTCAACGTCTGATCGTTGAGGAACCGGCCGAGCGTGGCCGTGGGAATGCTTTCGCTGCGCGACATCTGGTTGAGCGACGGCCAGATCGTCATGTCCGAGTCGGTCGGCAGTTTGGCCGGGTTGTCATAGGCCGCCGTCAAGCGTTGCACAGGTGCGGACGCCATGTCGTAAACGTAACCGGAACGCCGCTCGGCTTCGGTCGGCTTGGTGCCAGCGGCGCCCGCGGGGCCGATCGTCGTGGTGACGTTGCCGTCCTTGTCGGTCGTCACGCTGATCGATTGCTGACCGCTCTGCTTGCTGATGACGTTCGGCACCGGCTGGTTGGTCGCGGCGTCGTAAACCTTGTTGCCTTGGGTGTAGCCAGCGAAGGGGCGCGGCTTTCCGTCGGTTCCGGTCGCCGTGTAGTTCTCGATGGTGACATCCTTCGGCGGTGCCGCAACCGATTCGTCGATGTTCCGCTGCGGCGTGATGACCGGACCGTTCGGACCCTGCGTCTCGACCGTCGCGGTGCCAAGAACCTTCTTGAGCAACAGCTGGTCGGCAACCGCCTTCGGACTGTTGTTGAGCATGGCCTGGAATGCGCTGCCAGCAGCGTCCGTCTCGCTGATCGGCACCTGTTGGCCAGGCGCGTTGAAGCGATAGGCCGCTTCCGGCTGACCCTGCTTGTTGATGATCGTCGCAAGCTCCGTCCCCATAGTGTAGGGCGTGGTCAAATCGGGATGCGCCTTCAGCACATCGGCAGCGGTCGCCGCCTTGAATTCAGTCTCAGTTTGCGGCACCGGCAGGCCTTCCACCTGGCCCATCGCCGGGACGTCGAGTAACGCGGCTTCTTCCTGGGTCCACCCAGGCCTGATCTCGCCGCGGCCGAGATTGCCATGCATCGCGACCAGTGCGGCGCGACGTTGTTCGTCAGCATTGTTCGCCCGCGACGTCGCGGCCTGGGTGTCATAGCCATAGCGCGCTGTATCGGCGGTAGTGTCGACGGCGTAGTAGCTGGAACTCGGATCGTAAAGGTCGGAGATCACGCTCGCCCGATCGAGCAAAGCCGGGTCGTAATCAGGCTGCTGTATGTAGTCCCACAGCGCCTTGCGCTGGTTCGTTTCGAGCTCCTTGGCTGCTGCCGTCGCATAGCCGGACGCATCGGAACCGGACGGCGGGCCAAACAAATCTGAAAGATTTGCCGCCGCCTGCGCCATCGCTGGGTCGTTGTAGTAGCGGTTCGACTTGATCGCCATCAGCATCATCCATACAGGGATCGTAATTTCGGAACGGCAGAAGTCGTAGCGGGAAGCGCGCCACGCGTGACGGCTTTGCCGCCGAGTGTCACCGGGTTGGTGCCGCCGACGATGTCGCCCCAGTCGCCCTGCAGACCCTTGCCCATGGCGGCGCTGCCCGCGAATTGCAGGACATCGCCGAGCATCTTCAACCGATCGCCCTTGTGGCCGGCAGCTTCAAGTTCGAACGGCGTGACCTCACTGGAGCCTTTCTTGAAGCCGCCGATCTGGCCGATCAGCCCGGCATCGCGCGCCTGGTCGCGGCTGACGCCGCCGAGATAGTCGCCGAACGACCGCAGCGTGCCGAGAGCCTTGGCCTGCTGGCCGACATACTTGCCGGCGGTCTCCTTCTGGTTGGCGATTTCCTGCTGCGTGACGACCGAATCCGATTTCGGCATGATCTCGGTCGGCGCCCCCGTGGCGTCCGTGGCCGGTATGTCCTGGGCGAAGTAATCGCCGAGCTCTTCGCCGCGCTTGTCCATGTTCTCGCCGAAACCCTGGTAGCGGTTCTGCGAGGTGGTGTTGAGCGCCTGCGCTTCGACGTCGAGCTTCTGCTGGCGTTCGCGTTCGGCTGACATCACCTGGCTGCGCGCCTTGGCGACCTTGTTCTGGGCCATGGTATTGGCCACCGTCGACCCGGCGGTGAGGGCCATTCCGGCGATTGTGATCGGATCACAGATTGTAGTGGCCTCCAGCCTCAACCGGCGGTTTGGTCCCCTTTCGCCAATGCTCTTCTTTGGGAAGATATTGGAGATTCCAGGGAACGTTCAGTCCACAGAAATTCGCCCCGGCGAGCGGGTGAATATGATCGGTGTGCCAGCCTTTCGGACACATCTCATGGATGAGCTTAATCTCAGCCAAATCGACCCAAGGCGGCGTGGCGCGCTTCGTTCGCGCCCGGTATCTGATCATCCCTTCACGCGCCTTTTCTGGATGCTCGGCCCAATATTGTCTGTTGATCTCGCGGTGTCTCTCACCATTGTGCGCTTTCCAGGCGCGCTTCATCTCGATGTGCCGGTCGTGGTATTTGCGATAAACCTTGCGGCAATTAGCTCGCGTACAATTCTTGCACTGAGGATAGAAGCCATCGGCCGTGGTCCGATCCCGGTTGAAGAACTCAATCGAGCGGGCTTCGCCACATTTGGTGCAGACGCGCAGCATTATTTGTTACTGACCCTCCCTGGCGCGAACAGCCCGGTATCGTATTTGGCGTAGTTCTTGCGGGATGAAGCTTCGGCGCGTTCCAGCGCCGCCTGCGTGCCCAAGCCCGATGTGAAGTCGGCGAACAGCTGGCTGAGCGGCGTATAGGTGTCCGGCCTCGACAGGGCGGACGCGCGGTTGATCGCACTTGTAGCAGCGCCCTCGGCGTCACCCGTGGCGTTCAGCGTCTTGACCAGATCGCTACGCGCGTCCTCGACCGCGGTGCGCGCCTCGGTCTCGTAACCAAGGGCTTTATCGGCAATGGCCTGCTCGTTGGTCTTGTAGAGCGAGCCGAGATCGGCGGTCTGGGTGGCGTTGGTCGACGAATCGAGATTGCCGCCGCGATCGAGCGAATAGGTGAGCTCGCGCTGCGCGTCCTGGTACTGCTTCTGCAATTGCGGGGTGGCGTAGTCGAGATAGGACTGGCGGCGGTTTTTGAAGAAATCCTCGTCGAACGCCCCTTTCGACGTGCTGACCCCGGAATAGACCTTGCCCGCATTGACCGCGTCGATGAACGCTTGCTGAGCCGTCTTGCCCGCCGTGCCTGCCGTCGCTCCGATTGTCCTGGTGGCTCCTGTGCCGTTAGGACTGGCGACATTCACGGTTCGCCCGGCGCTTCCCGGCGTGGCTCCCGTCGCCTGCGGCACGAACACATTGCCGCTCGCGTCATAATACGTACCCGCAGGATTGTAGGCGGCGCCAGGCCCAACCGCGCCCGTAGCAGTCTTGGCGCCGCCGGAGAAAATCTCGCTGATACGCTGGGTGCCGGCGCGGATTCGCGCCTGGCGGGCTTCCTCGTCTGCTCGGGCGCGTGCCGCGTCCTTGCTGCCGTCGTCGCCGCCACCAAACAGAAAGCTCATGGGATTACTCCGGCGCTAGCCGGAGGGACATGGCGTTGCCGATGGTCCTGAAGCCAAAGTGCTCCAGGAACCGGCTCGTCCGCTCCGGTTGAAAGGATAAGGCAGTGCCACCGACGATCTCACTGGCCCCGAGCCCTTTGGCCCATTCGATGAGGTGCTTGGTGAGAAGTACGGCTGCCCGAGTTCCGCGATTTTCCGGCGAGACGTAGATTACGCGCTGGAATACGCGCAGTCCACGACGATATTCGTAGCCGTTGATGGTCGCCCAGAGCAGGCCGATCGGCGCGTCGTTGCTGTCAGCAACGACGAAGATCGTCGGATTGGCGCTGCTGAGATAGCTGCCGAATTGCTGGCGCACGACAGCACCATCGAAGATGGGGTCGGCCTTGGTGTCTTCAACCTGGTGCTTCACCATCTCGACCACGACGTCGATATCCTCCGGCATGGCCAGCCTGACACGCATTCATCCGCCCCACACGAAGCGGATGAAATTCTCGCCGCGCTTGCCGAAGCCAGGGAGTTGCTCGTTCTCGCGAAAGCCGAGCAGCCGGACAAAACGAACGGCTTGCTCATAGCTCTCCATGACCACGCACTCGATGCGGAATTGCTGCTCGGCGTAAGCCGGCAGCAGCGTCCGTTTCACGAAACGCGCCACTGGCAGCGCCGCGCGGTTAAACGCGTCGGTCGCGAAGAAACCGGCCGAAATGACATCCGGCCTGGTCCTGACCATAGCGCCGAACGCAACGGCAACGCCGTTGTCGAAGGCGGCAAAGGTATCGTTCCGGTCGGCGTAGCGCCTGATCAGATCGGCGCACATCGCTTCGCGGCCCTCGCATTGGCTGATCGACGTGAACTCGCGGACGTCGTCCTCGCGCAGGTTGGCGACCACCTCGACGAGCGCTTCGTTGGAGCCTTCCTTAACGCGTACTGTCATCGGTGCCGCTATCCGATTGGTAATGGATCATCGCGTTGCTGATCTTGGCCGGTTCCGTCGATCGCGACTTGAAAGTTAGGCTGATGTGGGTCGATTGGGCGTTGAGGGTCAGCCGGTTGTGCGGGGTTGTCGTCTCATCGACGGTGCCGAGCGCTTCGGCCTTGTCCTGGGAGTTCACATCGAACGACGCGCTGACATTCCAGACGCCGCGCACAGATGTATCCCAGCCCTGGAAACTCTTGCCTTTGGCGGGCTTGTCGGCGTCGAGAAACGGCGTCTGCAGGATCGCCTCGGTGTTATCGTAGACCAAGTGCTGTCCCATCTCACTGTCACCGCCATAGGCGTAGATGGCATCGCCGGATCGCACATAGATGCGGCGCCGGAAGACGATCGCCTCGTCAATGTTGAAGGTCTGGTCCTGCGGACTGCCAACCGCATTGACGCCGGGAACCGACGGGACGTAGGTCGACCACGCCGATACCTTGGCGCCGCTGAAGTAGCTGAACACAAAGATCAAATCGCCCATGGTCAACCAGAAGCGGCCCTCGGCTGGTTCGATCAAACCGAAGACTTTAAGCCGCTGCCCGAACGTCATGGTCTGCAGCTTGGCGATGACGAGCGGGTCGATCAGCACGCCGATGTCGGCAGTCGAGGCGGAATTCGAGGAGTCCCTGGCGCGCACCGAGCGGATGCCGGATTCATCGAGATAGTAGATATCGTTGTCGCCGTATTGGCAGACGCTGTGCGGGCTGCGTGTGCCCGTGTTGCGCAGCACCTGGCTCTGCTTGTTCAGCTTCGGGTCGGGATCGGTGAACCAGATCAGGATCGTCGAATAGGCGAACGCGGCGATGTAGCTCTGGTATTTCGCCAACGCCATCAGTTGCTCGGCTTCAGATGTCTCGGCCGACATGTCGACGAAACCGGCGCCGACATTGGCAGTCAGCACCCGCCACTTGGTCGGATCGTTGATCGCCGAAAAATACATCGTGCTTGCCGACAGCGCGTACATTTTCGAACCGTGGGTCAGCACGAAATCGCCAGGCGCATAGGGCAGATTGGTCGGTGCTGCCGTGTCCGCTGGCGGCGCCGCGCCACCTGTAAAGGTGTTGTTCGAGCCGGTCAGCGTCGTGGTGAAGCCGTTGGTGTAAGTCGGCAGGAGCTTGACCGTATTGGCCCACACGCCGGGCAGATTAGGCACGACAGCGACCCCGTCGGCGCCGTCCCAGACGGCATGGTAATCGCGGACCGCCGGATAGCCGTTGATGGCAGCGACAACTGCTTGTGCAGTTACCGCATTGCTGGTCCGCCATTCGGTCGGTTCCATCAAGTCTTTGGTGTCCGCCGACAGATCGATCGTCGACGCGCTGTGAGCGACCCCGCCCGTCATGTTGACCGGCGCGTTGGTGGTGACATTGCCGGCAACGACGACCTGAACGAGCTTGCCGTTGGCCGCAATGCCAGAGACGCTGGCGACGACCGTGACCTCATCATTGTTGGCGGAAGCTACATAATCGGGAGCCGACACCCAGCGGTTGATCTCTTCGGCGACGGCAGCTGCCGTCGTCGCGTTGTCACCCGTGTGCATCACCTCAAGCTCGGTGATCTCGACGCCGTTGATGAAGACCCCGGTAATCTTGTTGCTGACGGCGCGCGTACCGCCCGTGATCCTGAACTTGCCGGTCGCCTGCTTGCCGGCGATGTTGCTGCCGCCCGTGACCCGGAAGGTCACCTTGGCGTTGCCGTAGAACCAGTCCACGACGTTGACACCGTCGTAATAGTGATAAGTGGCGCCGTCGGTGAACGTCGCGCTGACGTAGACCTTGCTCTTGTAGAGCGCATACGAATTGATGGTCGCGATCTTGGTCGCAGCAGCGGTCGGATGCACCAGCTGCTGGTACAGGACCCCCGCCGGCAGATCGACCGGCCTGGTCGTGTGGCCCCACACCAGCAAGCCGTTCGGCAAGTGGCCGAGACCCACGGTTTGCCCGACCATGGGCAGATCGTAGAGCTTGACGAAAGCCGCCCGCTTCTCAAATTCGCCGCCGCGGTTGATATGACCGTTGACTGCCTGCAGCAGCACGCCGCCAGGTGTCGTCTCCGGCAGCCGCCGGGTGTCGAGGCCCCCGGTGAACTCCTTGATCCAGATCGTACCCATCAGGTCCCGACTGGCGGCTTGTACCGGGTGATGAACTCACGCGGCGCTGGCAGTGCCGGACCGATGCCGAACATGCGGAAGCGCTTGCGCGGCGTCAGTCCGCCGCGCTGGCGGCGATAAATCTGATTGGCCTGGTCAAGTTTGATCTGGGCGTCCTTGGCGCCTTGCGCTGCTAGTAGCTCGGCGGCGCCGAACATCACCAGTAGATTGTCGTCGAGGTCAGCGCGATCGGCATCCCTGACGAACGGCTTCAGGTTCCTGATACCGGTAAATTTCAGCATCCCTTCCATCGTCGCCGGATCGCCGTTGAGATCGGCGATCGGCCAGATTTCGATGTCCTCGTCTTCGTGGATTTGCCAGCGCATGACCGGCCAGGCGCGCTCGTTGAGATCGCTGTTGTAGGCCGTGTAGTGCTCGCCATAGATGCCCGGCAGCAGTTGGCGCCAACCGCCGCCGTCGAACACCTCGATCTTCTCGATATTGTCGATCTGGATGTCGCTGGGCGGGTCGTAGTAGCGCTGCGAGGTGCTGCAGGGTTTCAGCCGCTGCACACGCAGATGCGGCCAGGTGAAGTCATCCCACAAGCGTTCCTGCAGACGTTGCAGCATGTTGACGTGGCTGTCACGGACCTGGCGATTATGCGCCGGAGACATCGACAGGCGGGCCTCGGCCCGCAGCATGTCGAGGATGCGAAGCAGAGTGGTGTGACGCGCCACGACGACCTCACTTGAACAGCGATTTGGTAGGCTTCTTGATTGGCGGCTTTTCGCGTTTGGCTTTCGGCTCGTCGTCTTCGTCGTCGTCGACTTTCGGTTTAGCCTTTTTCGGCTTCGGCTCGACGATTTCGTCGTCTTCTTCGTCGACCTCTTCCTCTTCCGGCTCTTCGGCTTTCACCTTTGCCTTCGTCACTTTCGGCTTGGCACGCCCGGTCGCCTTGTAAAAACTCTCGTCGAGCTCCAACTCGTCGAAGTTTTCGTAGACGCGCGCAGCGGCACCAGGGAACAAAAATTCGACGGCTGAAAGCTCATGGGAACCAGGTGGTTTGCCATAGACTTCAAGCAGGCGACTACGCTCTTCGCGACTGGTGCGTTCGACCTCTTCGTCGAGAGGCTGGATATCGAACACCGCGGCATTGCCGTGAATCTCGCGCAGGACGGCGACTTCGGCGGGCGTCACGCCGAATTTCTGGATGGTCTGTCCCAGATTGCCGCCGAGCGCGAGCATGATATTGGCCTGTTGCATCACAGCCTCTCAAGACGTCTTGGCAATGATTTCATTGACCTTCAGGACCGTGGTCGGCAAATCGGCCGCTGGCGCCAACTGCGCTATGCTGCCCAGCGGACCGCCAATCTGCGACGAATTGGCCTGCCCCAGCTGGATCAGTGCCGACTGGCCGGCCCGCCAGGTCACACCGCTGTTGTTGACGACGGCGACACTGGGCGCGTTGTAGGTGAACGCGACTGCGGGACTGACATAAGTGTCGCTGCCGCCGATAATGACCACGTTATCCGCCACCGCACCGGCATTGCCGAGAGTGAAATCGGTCGACACACTGCCGGCCGGATAGGCGACGGTGAGTGTCGCCGCGTTCGCCACGTCCGCCGGTATCGTCATCGAAACGACTTTGAATTGGTTGGTTGCCATCTGGCTCTCCTCTGGTTGGCAAGAGCGGCGCCTTCACGCGCCGCTCCAAACCACCTTCTCAAGTGATGTCGTAAACGCCTGAAGTATTCAGCTGTTTGGCGCACAGAACGCCGGTCATCGACAGGCCGTTGTACATGGTCATTCTGTCATACGGCCTGGCCGGGTTGTGTTTCTTCATCCGCTGGCCGTCCATATACAGTAAACGCAAGCCAGTGCGGCTCATGTCGATAGCATAGCAGCGCTTGCTGAAGCCCAGATCGTCCATGGTCGGGTCCCATTGCAGCTGGATGCCGGCATGCTTGGGATCGGGCATCGAGCCGTCGGCATTGCTGGCGTCCCAGCCGGTGTGGCTGTACCAGCCATTGGCGCGGAGCTCGCTCTTGTAGGCGTCGATGAAGGCTGAACCAGCGAAGAAATTGAGGTTGGTCGAGCCGTTCTTGTACTTGTTCAAGAGCCTTAGCTCTTTGTCCATGAAGGTGATCAGCGCGCCGCCGCCCGTCGTGGCGGAGGTGATGGCACCCTGCCCGCCGGCACCGCCGAAGGCTGCCGTGGCTGCCCGGTTCTGCCACCAGGTGTTCGCCGTGCGGGAGAGGTTCCCGGTGCTGCCGGCATTCGGCACCGCCAGGATGATACTCGCAACCCCGGCGAGCGCCTTGGTGTCGCCGGAGCCGTCACCATGGATCAGCCTATCGAGGCTGAACGCATAGTCGGCGCCGAGCTTCTCGTTCTTCTCGTCGAGCAGGTTGGCGAGTGCCTGAGCCTCGCGGCCGGACATCTCGCGGGTGGTCTGGTCGGCGCCGTCTTCGACGACGTCGATGCCGTCGATCTTGAGCTCGGTCTGGGTGACCACCATCCCCAGAAAATGCTCTTTCCACGGCCACTGGGTACGCACGGTCCCGACCGGGTTGTAGTAGGTCAGTTGGTCGTCTCCGGTGTAGCCCTTGAGGGTGCCACCGCCGTAGCCGGAGCTTACCGCGAAGTTGACGTTGATGTTGCCGCCGACAAACTTGCCGGCCTTGGCGTTGAACGCTTCCAGCATCGGCTTGTTGGCAACGTCCTGTTTCCATACTTTTCCCTTGTCGATGTATGTTTCGAGACTAGAAGCGTTGATATTGGCGATTTCGCCAGCTGTGAAGGCCATGGCCGTTCACCTCCAAACTTACTGCGCGTTCCGCTTCGCCAATTCAGCCTGGATGATTTCCATGGTGTTTCTTGGCGCCGGCCGTGCATCGCTTGACCCTGTTTGGAAGCCGTTGACGGGGCTGACAGCCCTGCGTGCCGCCGGAGCGTTCCGAGACGTGCCCTTGTTGACGTTCTCGTAGGCCCGGCGCAGCTGGTCCTGCACGCCTTGCGGCATGGCAGGAATGCCTTCCTGGCGTTGCAGCCAGAGCACCTCTTTCCCGATGGCTTCCAGTTTGGCGTCGAAGTTCGGATCACGGGCGCGACGATCGCGTTCCCAAGCTGTTGCTGCATCCCGGCGCAGGTTGGACTGCGTCATCTGCTCGCGGCGTTCGGCCTGCTGCTGGTCGAATGAGCGCTGGACCGTCACTGCGCTTGTCGCAGCGCGAGCCCTGGAAACCTCCAGAGCCGCTTCCGGCGTCATCTTCTGCTGCTGGATCAGGCCCCGGAGGTCGTCCGGGATCACTTCACCGGCAGCGATCAGCAGCCGTTTGACGGCTGGCTCGATGCGCTTCCAGGCTTCCACCGGATTGACCTTCATCAACCCGCCGATCGTCAGTAGCTCGGCGGCTTCCTCCGGGGCGAGCCCGTTGGTGTCGATGAAATTCTGGACATTCTGGTAGCGGACAGCATCAACCTTGTAGGTGTTGCGCTGCCGCAGGATTTCCTGGAATCGGGGATGCTTGTTGAACGGAACGTCCGAGAAATTCTCGTCGTCCGGTTCCTTGGGGCGGCGATCACGCGCTTGCGTGGCCGGTTCTTCGACTGTGGCTGACGAGGCCTCGGGTGCCGCTTTTCGCTTGGCGACGACATCCTTGACGATTTCATAAGGATCGTCGTCGGGCACCCGGTTGCTGACGTCTTTCCCAGCGGACGAGTCTGGGGTCGCGGGCTTCTCGGAGCCTTTCGGCTCGCCCACATCGTCCGAGACGTCCGTAACGGGCATCTCTTCGATTTCGTGTTCCACTTCAGGTGGCATATGCGCTTCGTACTCCGGTTTGTCCTACGTCACAAGACGTTGTGAACATTCGGCCCAAGCCAATTTGGGCAGGCCAGGCCCGCCGCCGACCAGCTGCAGCAGCAGCATGACGATGACCAGCACCACAACGACCGTGATGACGACGCGGATGATCTGGACGATAGGCGCCGGGATGCCGGGTATCTGGGTCAGCACCCAGAACGCCAGGGCCACCAGGATTCCGACGATCAGCAGCCATATGATGAGATTTATCAAACCCGGGATCATGTTCGCCTCCTAAACCTGGTTGGAGCCGAAAGCCGGCTCGCTCCCTGGCTGTTCCGTCGGCGGCGCCGCCGGCCCGTTGGCGGCGCCCTCCGCCCCTTGGTCGGCAGGCGCTTCCGTGCCATCACCGCCGGGCGGCGGCAGCTGCTGCTGCGGTCCACCCATTCCGCCCATGCGGTTCTGCGTCACGATCGATGGCATGCCTGCCGAAAGTGCCTCGGTGAGATCGATGCGATCGTCGAGACGCTTCACCGCTTCCTTTGCCAGCCAGTAGGGAGTGATACCGGGTATCTGCATCAGTAGCGGCGCCAATTCCTTGAAGTTCTGCACTTCCACGGCTTGATTGGGCTTGCCGGAGGAACCAGCCTCGACCTCCAGGTAGAGCTCGGCGGAGATTTCCGCCAAGGTCATCTGCGGCCACAGCGCGCCAGGGCCGACAACCTCTTTGACCTTCTCCTCGGACATCTCCTTGAGCAGTACCTGGCCGCTGGAGCGGGCGACCACGGTGAGGAAGGAGTCGAGATCGTCGATCGCCGCCTGGTCGTCCGAATTCGTCGAATTCGCCGCGATGGCGCTTTCGGTCGCCGTTGCCTGGGCAACGCCGCCGAATTGCGCTTCGCTGGAACCGACCACCAGCTGAATATCAGTAAAAGTTTGGCCGGTTTCATAGAGATTCGGGTCGACGCCGGGGACCGGCACGGGTTGCAGAATCTTGGCGATGTCTGCCTGGTCAGGCAGGTTGATGCCGATCGCGTCGAACGGCGTCTGCGTTTTCAACGCGGTGACGTCCTCTTCTTCGAAGACGCCATTCGGGTAGACCCAGCGCGGCCTTGCCGCCTGGCGGTGCTCGCGCTGCCCCTGTCGGGCGCCGTTGTAATCCTGCTGCTGGCTCCACATCAGGCGGACGTCGCTCGGCGGGAACAGCGAGCTCTCGGATTCCACGGCGTTGAAGGTGAGCGCGTAGAGCGGCCAGAAGTCCTCGACGAAGACGTCGGGCTTCTCGGCTTTCCGCAAAAAGCAATCGTAGCCGTCGGCGACGTAGTAGGTGAGCCCGGAGAGCTTGTCGTACTGCTTCCACACGCAGACCAGCCCGGTGCCCTTGCTCTCGGTGACTGAATCAGCTTCGTCGTCATCACGCACGTAGTTCGGCGAATCGACCTTGTCGCTGCTGACCCCGGTCGGCGAATAGCCGGTGTAGCTCTTGCCCAGGTCGACGCCGAACACCTCTTTGACCTGGTCGTTGGTGTACATGTATTCGAGCGTGACGTGACGGGCGCCGATGAAGCCGACGAGCTCGCGGGTGAGCTTGTCGGGGATGACGCGTGTGGCCTGCGGATAATCGAAAATCAGGCCTTCCCGGAGAACGATCTCCGGCTCGCTCTGCAGCGTCTCGATCGACAGTTGCAACTCGGTGATCTCGGGGTCGTCGGGGTCGATCGGGTTGTCGGGGTCCTCGACCTTTTCGGACAGGTGCTGCAGATGGTCGAGCCGGGCGCGCGCGTCGGCCAGCTTCTCGGACATGCCGGGCCGCGGCCCCATCTCACGCTGGAAGCCGATCTCGACATAGCCGACGCCGGTCGTGCAGGCGCGCCGCACCATCATCTTCATGCCGGTCTTGAAGTCGACCGGCTTCTGCTCGCGCATCGCCTGCGCATAGAGGAGCTCCAGGGTCTTGCCGATCTTGTCGATCTGCTGGCGGCGCTGCATGCCCTGCTGATAGTCGGCGATGATCGCCTGCGCCTGGGTGAAGGCCTGCATCATCTCCGGCGTCGGCTCGGGAACCACCGGCTCGCCGGTCACCGGGTCGGGTGTCGGCTGCGACTGCGCCAGCATCTGCTGAGCCATCTGGATCGTCTGCATCGCCATCATAAAACTCTGCGGATTCTCGTCCCAGACGGTGAAATCGAGCGTTTCGCGGCGGCGGGCGACGGCCTTCGGGTTCTTGGCGTAGAGCGCTGCGGTTTTGCGCTTCACATGGCGCCCAGCGAGGTTAGCCACGTAGTTGCCCTCGGCCCAGCCCGGCATGCGGCCGGTGCGCGCCACATACATGTCCTCACGCATCGCCTTGAAGGCTTTTGAGTGGAAATCCTTGTCGCTCCTGATCGATTTTTGGATCTTCCTGACCAGCGCCTTCTCGGATTCGGAGACGTCCTTGTGGTCGTCGTTGACAGGCGCCACGGGTCCCGGAGCAGCGGCGATGTCGCTGTCCTCGGTGATCGTGTTCGCCATGTATTCAGCCATTATGAACACTCAATACAGGCGTGCAGCCGCGGCTGCGCGCTCTTCCTTCACCCACTTGTCGTGTTTTTGCAAAAACGCCAGGCTGCCGGCCACCGGCTGGATTTTTGCCCTGGTATTGCGCTGCGGGCCGTACTGCCTCTGCAGGCCGGTGCCGATCAGCGATAAGGCATCAACAAAGTCGTCGTGCGTAGCGTTGGGGAACCCGAGCATCTGGTCGATCGCGCGCGAGGTCCAGCCGGCCCAGGCCGGCAAGTGGAGCTTGCCGGTGTTGACGCGCGCCACAATGGATTGGGCTCTTTGCTGCTTGTCGGCCGCGGACGGCACCTCGATCATATTGAGGTACTTGCCGGTTTCGGCGATACGTTTGCGCAGGAACGGCCCGATGCTTTTGCCGATATGGTCCTTTTCGGCCCACCACACGATCGGCCGCGTGGCGCCGCTCGCCATGGTGAGTATCGCCTCGACCACCTGGTCTGTAGGCACTTTCTGCCAGAAGCACTCGGTCAACCAGATATCCTCGTTCTGGTCGACACCGACCTTCAGCAACACAGTGAAATCGTGCCGCTGCTTCAGGCCGACGGCATGATCGCTGGCACAGTAGTAGCGGAGCTCCTTGGGGAGGTCCGCAGGGTTATAAAGGTGCATGTTTTCACGCCGAAACAGGATGCCCTGGTCGAGCGTCGGTCTGCCCTGGTAGAGCGCTTCGAAGTTCAGCGGCCCCATCAGGGCTCTCTGTTCCTCTAAGAAGTCGAGATCAAACTTATCAGGCCCGTCGGGCCACAGCGGCTCGCCAGGGGCGCGCCCGAGCGTGTCGTTCGCTTCGGCGATCGCCGGCAGTTCGATGATCTTGATGCGCTTGGCGAGCATCTCGTTGAAATACGGATTCTCGTCGGTGTTGCTGTTCGTGAGGCGGCCGATCGGGTCGTCGGTGTGCCAGCGGGTAAAGGTCATAATGACGAGCTTTTTACCCCTGCGGCGCGTCAGCGCGACCTTAGTGAGCCAGTTCCACGCCTGATCACGAATAGCTTGGCTGCTGGCTTCCTTGTCGTCCTTGATGATGTCGTCGACGATCAGCAGATGCGCCCCACGGCCCGTGAGCGCGCCGCCGCGGCCGACGAAGGCCAGCAAGCCGCCCTTGTCGGTCTGCAGGCGGTCTTTTGCCGTGCCGCCACGCCGAAGCTTGAAGCCGGGAAACACCTGGTGGTGCTGCGGCGAATTGAGAATGGCGCGCACGTCGGCGCCGAAGTCCATGGCGAACTCGTCGCTGTAAGTGCTCACCACGATGTCGTGGTCAGGATGCCTGCCAGCGTACCACGCTGGCAGGCGCCTGCTGACCAACTCCGATTTGCCGTGCCTCGGCGCCGTCACCAGGATGAGGAACGGTATATTACCCCGCTCGACTTCTTCAAGAGCCCTGGCGATCTTGCGGTGATGTTTTGCGTCCTTGTAGCGGCTGCGCGCGGTGTCGCTGATGTCCTCAGGATCGGGCATGGTGAAATGGATGTATTTGAGCAGATCGTCGCGCGCCTCGACCGCTACTTTCTGGCGATCGGCGATCTTGACGCCGCGCTCCAGGCGGCTGGCTTCCTGCTCGGCTCGCTTGGCTTTCAGGTAGCGAGCGCGTGCCGTCGATCGGTGCTCCTGCAACCGCTTGTAAGTCGGAGGCACCTGGTATTGCATGTCATTTACCCGCTTTGGCGCGCAGCGCTGACGCAGTCAGGCTGCCATCGGTGCCCTGCGGCGGCGGCACGAAATCCGTGCCGTTCCAGGTGAAGCCAGCGCCGCAATATTTACCTTCGGCCAGCACCATCGTGTGACCCGCCGGCGGTATCCAGTAATCCTCGGTGCCGTCCCAATCGACGACATCGGCGACGAATTGCCCGGCGGTGTTGACCATCGCATACGTGGCCATCTCAGGCGGGCTCCGCTGGCTTCGCCAGTGGCGGCGGGTCGATCTTACCGTTTGCCTCGATGTAGCGTAGCCAGTCACCGACCTGACTGTCCTCGGTCAGGAACCACTCGGTGCCCTCGGTGTCGGTCGCGATGACGCGGCGGGGCTCGCCGGGCTTCGGCTCCATCAGTGGATCGACGTTGGGCGGGGCATAGCGTGCTGAAACGTACATGGGCTCACATCCTCGCGTTAAGGTTCGCTGAAAATGTTGCAAGGGCACTTCCAGCCGCAGAAGCCGAGACGACCACCATCAACCCCCGGCTATCCACCGAATTGTTGCGCAAAGATGCGGCATTGGTATAGGCGACACTGGCATAGGCTACGCTCGGCGTCACACGCATCGGTAATGCGGGATAGGACGCATAGATGTTCACCCCCGCGCCAATCGAGTAGCCACTGACAATCATGGGTGACAAAATCTGCCAGTACCTCATGCAGGCCAGCAGTTCCTGCGCCTCGTCGGGCATCGTCCATGGCGGCGCAATGCCGGTGTTGAGCGGGTCGAGGTAGAGGCCGACATCGAACAGATTGAAGGCTGTACCGTTGGCGGCGACACCGTTGGTCATACCGGTGAGACCGACAAAATTGCCCGCCTGCCATACATTGGCGGTCGGTGTGACGAACGTCGCTCCGACCGCAAGAGACACCGCAAGCAGCAAGCTGCCAGTGTTGTCGTTTGACCAAGTTCCAACAGTCGGCGCAGGTATCAGGACCGTGTACTCGACGTCGATGCCAACCTGCCCGGCAGTGACCACAATCGGCGCGACGAACGAGTGAGAGCCTGACACCGTCCGCAACGAAACGGCATAGGTGCCTGCAACGCCTGCCCGAAAGCCGAAGCGCAGCACGGCAGGCTTGGCCTGCGCCGTTCCCCACAGGAAATCGGCGATGCGAGTGCCTTCAATCGTCTGTAGGAAATAGACGATTGCAGAAGCGCCCAGAGATGCGTTCACCGACTGCGAGGCGAGAAGCAACCGGTCCCGCGACCCGCGCGGTGTCGTGACCTGTAGACGCTGTGCGCCGCACTGGCCGACACCGGCATTACCGATGTACCACTGATCGGCTGGGTAATAGGCGTTGAGGACGCTCGCCGTGTTGCCGTTTTCTTGGCTGATCTGCATGGCCGGGTTTACAACCCGGTTGCGCGCCTCGGCGGTGGCAATCGGCACGCTGCTGGAAGCCACCCGCCAGGCACCGCCGGAGTACTGGTACTGCGGTCCCCCTGGGGGGGCGTAGATGGTGCCGTCGGCGGGGGAGGCTGGGAAATCGAAACTCATGGCAGCCACTCCACAGTCAGCTTGCCAGAGGCTGCGGTGCCGGTGTCCAGATACCAGCGCAGAGCCTTGAGCGGCGCGGTGCCGGTTGTGAGCGCCCAGCCATCGTAAAAAATCTGGATTATTCCGTAAGCAGCACTCGAGTTAAAAGCGCCGCCTCTCACGTGATACCGGCTGTAGCCTGCCGGGGATCGAACTATTCCGACAACAGCATCGACGTATCTGGCTATTTCAGGGTTGGTGTCGCTGTTGGACGTCAGGTTCCAAAATGCCTGAGTAGCGACAGGCGCTCTGGCAACTCCGGTCGATCCAGACATGCTGTAGAGGCCACCGGCAGAATAGTTCGTAGCGCCCGCCTCGAAGGTCGTGCCATCGGCACTGATGCGCATGAGCGCAGTCACCCCCGCGCTGGAATAAAAGTACGCTGAAATGCGTGCTTCCGACGGCCCCCACGCTGGAACCACAATGTCCTGTGTGCCTTTTCCAGCTAGGTCATAGGTCTGACTTTTCAATCGCCAGACGCCATTGCGCATGACGTACTCGTTGCCGTCATTCGGTGGCATCGGTTGCGGACCACTGATCTGCACCCATTGCTGGGTGTTGCCATCGTCGTAGTAGATGAACAGCGCCCCGGTGTCGCTCTCCCACCATAACTGCCCCGGCACCGGGTTCGAGGGCGCGGCGTCGCTCGGCATCGCCCCTTGGAACTGCCCGGCGATGACGCTCCAGACGGAGCCGTTGTAACGATAGGTCGGTCCACCAGTCGGCTGGTAGAGCGTGCCGGTCGAGGGGGAGGCTGGGAAGTCGAAAGCCATCACATCCTCGCGTTGGCAGTTACAGTTGAGTAGAATATTCCAGCACCTGTCGCCGTTGCTGCCCGTTGTTCATTCATGTAAATGGTATCAGCCGCGAGCGTTCCGATAGTATTAGCAAATGCGACAGCACCACCTGATACTCCAGATACGGCTGGAGCAATACGCTTAGTCATTTTCCAAAAACTCACTGCTCCAGAAGATACGCTGGCAGTCGCCTGCCCAGCCCAGAAAGTTTGTACTTTTTCATAATATCGCTGGCACGCGATCAGTTCCTGCGCCTCGTCGGGCATCGCCCAGGTGGGCGGCACGCCCGTCGCAAGCGGGTCGAGGTAGAGGCCGACATCGAACAGTTCAAAGACGGCTCCGGCTGTGGCCATGCCGTTGGAGCAGGCAGCAGTGCTAAACGAACTGCCTGCCTGCCAACCCGTCACGCCATGGAAGCCTGTTCCAGCGGCCAACGCGATGCTCAAATATGTCCCAATACCAGTATCGGTCAGCCACGTTCCGGTGGTGTCGCCGGGGATCACCAGCACCTGTTCCGTATCGGTGTTGGCTTGACCAGCCGAGACCGTGAATTGCGCGATGTAGGCGCGGTTGGGAACGGAATTTCTGAGTGCAACAGCATAGGTGCCCGCCGGGCCTTTGAACCCGAAGCGCAGGATCGCCTGCTTGGCTGACACCGAACCCCAGCGGAAATCCGCAAGTCTGTTGCCCTCAATAATCTGCTGCAAGGCAAGATACTCGTTGGCAGTAAGTGAGGCATCGGCGACAGTCACCGTGGCACGAAAACGATCCTTCGATCCATTTGGAGTAACGCTCTGCACGCGCTGGCTGGTGATCGTACCAGTAGTGGTGAATGACACACCCCACTGGTCGGCAGCGTAGTAGGCCGTTGTCGTCCCCGCCGTGTTGCCGTTCTCTTGGCTCACCTGCATCGCGCCGTTGACGACGCGATTGCGCGCCTCGGCGGTGGCCGTCGCGGCGACCGCCGCGTTGATCTGGACCCACTGCTTGGTGTTGCCGTCGTCGTACCAGATGTACGTATTGCCGGTGTCGGATTCCCACCACAGCGTTCCCGCCGTCGGGTTGGACGGCGGCGTGTCGCTGATCTTGATCGAGCCGCCGCCCGTGGTTTTGATGCTGACGATAATTTTTTGCCCGAGAAGCGCGGCGCCGCCGGCTTTCCAGACGACGGGAACCGTCGCGTAGGTGGTGTTGTCGGTGAACGGCGTGGTGATGGTGAACAGCTGCCACTTGGCCGGGTCGTCGCGATCCTGGAGGTAGATGTCCGACTCGGGCTTCAGATAGGTGTCGAGGAAGTTCTTGGTGTTGACCCCGGCGTTGTTGACGTAGTGCATGTAGAGCAGCGTAGCGGAGGGCTGCGTGGCGTTGTTCAGCCTGATATTGCCGGAGGCCGGCGGTGGCGTCGGGGTGACATTGAACGTGTAGTCCTCGGTGCCGCCACCGCCACCACCGCCGCCAGCGGGAATCTTCGCCCAGGCGGCGTTCAGCCGACCGTAGTAATTGCCGTCGGACGGCGCGTCGGGATAGAGCGCGGCGGAAGCCGCTGCATTAGCAGCGGACTGCGCGGCTTCTGCCGCCTTTGTGGTCGCCGTGGAGGCGCTGCCAGAGGCGCTGGTGGCGCTATTAGCCGCAGCGGTCTTGCTAGCGTCAGCCGCGCTGGCGCTGGCGGCTGCCGCGGTTTTGCTCGCATCAGCCGCGCTGGCAGAGCCAGCGGCGGCGCTGGCGCTGCCGGCGGCCTGGGTGGCGCTCGCGGCGGCAGCCGCGGCTGAGGCCTCAGCCGCATCGATCGGCGGGTCGAAATCGACCACCAGGTTCCAGTAGCCTGCGGCCAGGTCGTCGGCGAAGACCGTGGATATGTGGTTGACCACGCACTGGTAGAGCTTGTTGCCGTTCCACACGCTCTGTGGAGGCTTGTACTCCGTTGCTGTCACCCAATTTGCGGGCGGCAGGATGCCGATGGCCATCCCCGGGTCGAGGCTCTCGACCGTCACGATGCCGTTCTGCAGCTTGCCGTCATCACGGCGGATATCCGCAAGGGCGTCTATCGTGTCGCCCAGCGACTGGGCGATGTTGTTGTATTCGGTGTCGACGCGGACACCCGGGAGGGGTCGCGTAGGGCTGGTGGTCTGATAGCCGGCGAAGCTGAACGAAGGCGTGTATTTACCCGGATTCGCCATCTACGGCACCGTGTTGTCGATGATGAGCCCGATGAGCTCCAGGGAGGCGAGGAGATTCTGCAGCGCCGTTCCGGCAGCAACGCTGCCGGTCACTTCGATCGGCACGCCCGGAGGGGTGGGTGAGTCCGGCGCCGACGTGGGGAGCAGCACGCCATCGGAGCGGAATGCTACCTGGATGAACTCGATGGTCGCCGTCAGGCTGCCCGCGAGATTCGCCAGGTCGTTGTCGAGAGGAACGCCAGGGAACGATTCCGTTCCCTGCAGGCTCTGCTGATAAGCCGTGTAGTCATAAGCGATTGCTGGCAGGGGCGGATAGGCCATGCGCGACGATGCTCCGCAGGCGAATGAGCAGACATACGCCGGACATACGGATTACGCAAGGCGCCGCTTCTTGAGCAGCTGGACCGCTTCTTCGAATACTGTGAACTCGCTGGGCGGCAGGTCCTCGGCGTCGAGGTTGAGGTCGGCCTGCGGCGCCGGAGTTGCGGGGGGCACAAGGGGCGGCGCCGCAGGCCTAGAAGGCTCGTCGACGTCGACGACGTCGAGCCGCGCCTTCAACTCCCACCATTGCGGCAACGAGGGGGCTTTGCCGCCCAGGGTGGCGTCGAATGACGCGAACCAGGTTTTGAAGTCCGCAAAGGTCATGCAAATACACCTGAACGGCTGGCGCCAGGGTTGAAAAACTCGCCGCGTCTCGGCTCGGTGTAGGCGCGCCAGGCTCGATGCGCCTCTTCGGCGGTGGCAAAATATCCCAGCCTGATTTTTTGTCCATTCTGCTGCGCTCTGGAGTACCAACGACCGCTCTTCTTATCGAAAAAAGCGCCTCTCGGCGTACCGTTACGGTTCTTCTCCCAATGGACGTTCCACGCACTGCTGCAGTGGTCAGCGGCGCGCAGGTTCGATCCACGGTTATCCGCGGTATTGCCGTTGATGTGGTCGACGATTAGCGGCTCTTCGCCGGTCAGCATCTTATAGGCAACGCGGCCCGCTTGCATGTGTAATCTGCGTCCTTTGTAGACAACTTCCGAGAACAAGTACTTACGTTTGGCGCCGCTTTTGGTGACAAAAGCAGGATCGCCAGCCTGCCTACTGTTCCAGTTGAGCGCCCGTTCCAGCGATGGGAAGTGGTCATCCGGGCGCCAACGCCAGCAGAAGACCCCAGTCTCGGGGTCGTAGTCGAAACACTCGCGAAGGAACGCGACGGGCGGAAGATAGCTGCGCATTCGCGCAATGTATGATATGTCACAGGACGGCGCAAGACGCTTGTGACATACAAAAGTTGTGGGGGTAGAATCTTTGTGTGAACAGGGAGCTATGGCTGCGTCCCTGCGCGGGCGAGTGCCGCCGGGGGGCGGACCGGGGGTCGCATCACATGTGCACGATGCGCGCGATGCGTGCGATGCGCGCGGATAAGAATCCTGCTCGGATTGTAAATCATCCAATGATATCAATAGGTTAGCTCCAGGTTTGGGCCGGCTTCGGGCCGGCGCCGAGCGAATCGGGCGCCGATCGATCGGGCGCCGAGCTTCGAACCGGCGCCGGGCGAT